GTTCGTCAGAAGTGGTACAACGAGATGAAGGATAGATTACAGAATAAGGAGTGATACGATGTCTCTGTTCGATGTGTTATTCAAGAATAGACCAGAGCCAAAGGGCAAATATGATGGCATATATAAAATGCTCAACGGCTACACGCCACGATTCACGAGCTACCAAGGCAGCATATACGAATCGGAGCTGATACGGTCAGCAATCAATGCGAGGGCAACGCATATATCCAAGCTGAAAGTGGAACTGTTCGGCTCCGCACGCCCTGCCCTCCGCGCGAAGATGCAGCACGCACCGAATCAATTCCAGACTTGGAGTCAATTCCTTTATCGCGTATCAACGATCTTGGATGTGAATAATACGGCATTTATCACCCCGGTCTATGATGAGTATGGAGAGCCGAGCGGCATATACTGTCCGCTCCCCGGTCGATGCGAGATCCTGTCGTATAACAATGTGCCATATCTCCGCTATGAGTTTAAGGATGGCAATAAGGCATCCATCGAACTTGCATATTGCGGAGTGCTGACCAAGTTTCAGTACAAGGATGATCTCTTTGGTGAGAGCAATCACGCATTATTCCCGACAATCGATCTGATTCATATGCAGAATCAAGGAATCGAGGAGGGTGTCAAGACCGCTGCAACATATCGCTTCTGGGCGAAGGTAAACAACTTTACAAAGGCAGAAGATCTGGCAAAAGAGCGCAAGAGGTTTACCGAGGAGAATTTCTCCAAGGAAGCCGGTGGCGGTGGAATGCTCCTATTCCCGAATACATACACGGATATCACCCAGATCAAGTCAGATCCGTGGGTGGTGGATGATAAGCAGATGGGACTCATTCGTGCGAATGTCTACGAATATTTCGGAGTGAATGAGGATGTCCTGACGAACAAGGCATACGGTGACGCGTGGACGGCATTCTATGAGGGTGGCATCGAGCCATTTGCCATACAGTTCTCGGAGGTGGTTACCAAAATGCTCTACACGCTCCGGGAGCAATCGAACGGCAACTATGTAATGGCTACCGCAAACAGATTGCAATACATGAGCAACAGAGACAAGCTGGATGTTTCGAGCCAGCTTCTTGACCGTGGCATAATCTCCATCAATGATGCGAGGGAGATATGGAACTTGCCACCCGTTGACGGTGGAGATGCAAGGATCATCCGAGGGGAATACTACTCGGCAGACGAGAAGATTGCAGACGAGGGCAACGATGGATAATTATTGCGTTTATATGCACATATTCCCAAACGGGAAAAAATATATCGGGTTGACGGGTCAGAATCCTGTTAAGCGTTGGAAAAGAGGAAGAAACTATCGCAATAATATCCATATGACGAGAGCCGTTGAAAAATACGGATGGGATAATATCGAGCATATTATTGTTCGCGATGGTCTCTCCAAACAAGAGGCAGAGAGCCTTGAGATTTCATTGATCGCAAAACATAAATGCACATCTCCTCAATATGGTTATAACATATCGAACGGAGGAGAGTGCAAAGGAAAACTGACAGAGGAGACAAAGCGCAAGATTAGTGAAATCAGGAGGGCTCAATGTACCGATCCCGAATTTATAAAAAAGTTGAGTCTCGCACATAAAGGCATACCTGCACACAATAAAGGAGTGCCGATGTCAGAGGAACAAAAGAAAAAAGTAAGCCTCGCAAAAATGGGATGTGAAGGACACAACAAAAGAAAAGTTTTGTGCGTTGAGACCGGGATAATATATGAGAGTTTAGCGCAAGCATCAAAGATGGCGAGGGTTAATATGGGTAAACTTTGCGAGGTTTGCAGAGGAAACCGAAAAACGACAGGCGGCTATCATTGGCAATATATGGAGGGTTAAAAATGGAAAACGAAATTAGAGGCTTTTTGTGTGATATAGAAACACGAGAAGAAAATAATGTCGGCATCATTGAAGGCCGACCCGTGGTATTCAATTCAAGGGCAGATTTGGGATGGTATGACGAGGTAATAAAGCCGGAGGCATTGATTGATTGTGATTTGAGAGATGTAAGGCTATGCCTCAATCACGATACCTCGTATGTATATGCCAGGAGCCGCAACAACAATGAAAATAGCTCAATGCAACTTTTTGTTGATGATGAGGGGTTGAGATTTAGAGCAAGCCTTGACCTGGAATCACCAAAAGCAAAGGACTATTATATCGCGATTGTAAGAGGCGATATGGATAAGATGTCCTTTATGTTTAGGGTAGATCGTGACGAATGGGAGGATATAGATAGTGACCATCCGACGCGTTTTATCACCGGGATAAGTCGTATTTTTGAAATTTCAATGGTGACTTTCCCGGCATATGACTCGACAAGCATACAAGCCGCAAGCGAGCCTGACGAGGCACTGGATAGTGTTCGTCAGTCACTGGAGAGTGCAAAAGCCGAGGCAAGAGCAATCGAGCGCAAGAAACAGAAAATCAGAATTTTATCGGAGGTGTAAAGATGGATATTAAGGAAATGACCATCGAAGAGCTTGAGGAGCGCAAGAGCGCAATCGTTGCAGAGCTTGACAACGAGGGTGCAGACCTTGACGCACTTGAGGAAGAGATGCGTTCCATCAAGGCAGAGATGGAAGAGCGCGCAGCCGCAGAGGCAAAGAGAAACGAGATAAGGGCAGCCGTAGCAAACGGCGCAGGCACAGTTGTGAAGGAGATCAAAGAGGAGGAGAGATCCATGGAAAAGAAATATGACGCATCTTCTGTTGAATACAGAGAGGCATTCATCGCTAACCTTGTTGGCGCAGCAACCGTTGAGCAGAGAGCAATCCTTGCTGACAATACTACATACGGTGACGGTATATCCCTCCCGGTAGCACTTGATGAGGCTATTTGGGATCAGGTACACACCGCTCATCCGATTCTTGCTGATGTAGCAGAGATCAAGGCAGGTATGCCTATCAAGGTAACACAGGCAACTCCTTCTGCAATCACAAAGAAGAAGGATAGTGACGCATCCGCAGAGCAGACCTTTACGAATGTAGAGATCACCCTTGTTGGTGCTGACTATCATACCTATGTAACCTTGTCCTATGCAGAGGCAAAGATGAGCCAGGGCGCGGTTGAAAAGTTCCTTGTTAAGGAGATCGCTGATGCAATCGGTGAGGCTCTGGCAAAGGATGTATTCGCTCGCATCCTGTCCGATGCAGGTGTTGGTCAGTCTGTTACCGCTACAAGCGATCTGTTCGAGGATCTGAAGGCAGCTCTCGCACTCGCTACACAGGCTTCTCGCTTCGTAGTATATGCTCCTTCGAGTGCTTACTTCGAGATCGTTGGAGCAATCAGACAGGGATCACCCTTCAACATGGGTGGTGCTCTTGGTTGCGAGGTTAAGCTTGATAATGCAGCTACCAAGGTAACTGTTCTTGATCCCGACAAGTTTGTACTGAATGTTATTCAGGACACTATGATCGAGAGCGAGCGCGATGCCAAGAATGCTTGCTTCAATATCGCTGGATATTGCAGAGCAGAGGGTTGCCTGCGCAAGGTTAAGGCAGCATCTTATATCGCCTAATCGATGTTTGGTACCGTCAACCGTGGGAATCTGCGGTTGGCGGTTGTTTGAAAGAAAGAGGTAGAAAATGGCTCTGTTAGATGATGTCAAGGTTGCGCTTCGGGTAAAATCCAACGCATTCGACACGGAATTGAATATTATGATTGATGCCGCGCAGGTAGATCTGGGGATTGCCGGGGTAGATTTGCCGGACACTCTCGATCCGATCTGCAAGCAGGCAATAATCACATATTGCAAGATCCATTTCGGGCAGCCGGAAAACTATGCAGACCTTAAAGCCTCTTATGACGAGCAAAAAGCGCAGTTATCCATGGCAACGGGCTATACAGATTGGGGTGGTGAGTAATGAGACCAACAGGCGAATGCACAATCTATTCGTTGGAGAACATTGCCGCGCCCGGTCGCAAACCTACGGAAAAGCTTGTGAAGATCGAGGAGGCGTACTACGCAGAGCGGACGGTCGGATATAACCGAATCTATGCCGCTTTAGGTGCGAATCATCGATTCGATATGCTGATCCGGGTTTTCAATGTAGACCTTGTTGAGGATGGTATGTATGTCATTCTAGAGGATGGCAAACAGTACCAGATCGACATAGCGCAAAAGATAATTGAGCAAGATGCGGTTGACCTGACACTCAAGAGGGTAGAGGACTATTATGAAGTCGTTGAATGATACGCTAAAAACGATATACGAGGCTCTCTGTGGCATTCAAGGGGCGAATGTGTTCCACTATGAAAAACCTGCTGCCGTCAAGGCTCCATACATTGTATGGGCAGAAGATGGC